TTACAAAAAATGGCAGCATTAAATTCAAACGTAGCAACAAGACATATTCTTGACGCAAGTTTATATATCTATAGAACTTTAGCTGAAGCTATTACTTATAGAGTTGCTGATATTTTACAATACTCTGATTTTAAAGAAGAGTTTATAAATCAAATTGGTAAATACAATGTATCTATCCTTGGCGATATTAATGAACTATATATTTACGACTTCGGAATATTTATTGAACTATCACCTGACGAAGAACAAAGAGCACAACTTGAGCAGAATATTCAGATGGCTTGATCTAAAGGAGATATTAATCTAGAAGACGCAATAGATATTAGAGAACTTAAAAATCTAAAACTAGCCAATCAACTTCTTAAGATGAAGAGAGTTGGTAAGCAAGATAGAGAAGAAAAGATGGCTGCTCAACAACAACAAGCACAAGCACAACAACAACAAGCTGCCATTCAAGCACAAGCACAAGCTGCACAACAACAACTTCAAATGGAAACCCAAGCTAAATTACAATATAGACAGGGTGATGTTTCTTTTGAAATTGAAAAAATGAAACAAGAAGCGATGTTGAAATCTCAACTAATGCAAGAGGAGTTTAATTTGAATATGCAACTTCGTCAAATGGATGCACAACAATTGCAAGGTAGAGAGGACCAAAGAGAAGATGCAAAGTCAGGAAGAATATCTCAACAAAATACCGAGCAAAGTAGATTAATAAATCAACGTAAAAATAATTTACCTCCACAGAGATTTGAATCTAACGAGGATAGTTTAGATGGGTTTGACCTAGCGGAATTCAATCCAAGATAACTGTCTAAATTATTATTAATTTTTGTTTAACTTTGTATAAAATATAATCTAATCTAAATATAATATGGAATTTAAAGTAAAAGCAGTTGAAGCGGTTGAGGAAAAGTCTTCTCAACAGATAGAACAAGAACTACTTAACAAACACGAAGAGAAATTTTCAGATGCTCTTGAGACAGATGGTACAACAGATAATACTGTAACACTTACGGATGAAAGTAATACAACTACTGATGAGGCAACTCCGGTAGCTGAACAAAATACAGAAACTACATCTTCAGAAGTAACTGAGGATGACGTTCTTAAATTTATTGGCAAAAGATATGGGAAAGAGATAAATTCATTAGATGAGTTTAATCAAACTAGGGAAGAGAATGAACCCCTCCCCGAAGATGTATCCAAATATCTAAAATATAAAAAAGACACAGGTCGTGGAATCAATGACTTCTATGAATTACAGAAGGATTATGATGAAGTAGAACCTGATAAATTGTTAGCTGATTATTTATCTGCAACCGAAAAAGGGTTGGATGCTGATGACATACAAGACTTAATGGAAGAGTATTCTTTCGATGAGGACTTAGATGACGAAAAGCAAATCAGAAAAATTAAGCTATCAAAGAAAAAGATTATTGCGAAAGCCAAAGATTATTTTGCAGACCAACAAGAAATGTACAAAGTTCCTCTAGAGTCTAGGGGTACTGACATTGAACTGCCTGCAGAAGAAGAAGAGGAGTATAAACAATATGTAGCTAATGCAAAGACGGTACAAGAGAGAACCAAACGGAATAGGGAGGTTTATCTGCAAAAAACAAGCGATGTGTTTGACGAGTTCAAAGGTTTTGAGTTCGAATTAGACGGCAACAAAGTTTTGTTTTCACCCGGTGATGCTGCTGAACTGAAGAAGATGCATTCTAATCCTGTAGATTTTAGTAAAAAATATCAAGCAGAAGATGGAACGTTAACTAATGCGGCAGGATATCACAAGTCTTTAGCAATGGCAATGCAACCTGATAGGTTTGCGAAGTTTTTTTACGAGCAAGGTAAGTCTGCTGCAGCGGATGAATCAATGAGAAAAATGAAAAATGTTAATATGACAACACGCTCTGCTCCTGAAACTTCGTCTACTAAAAGTGGTATGCAAATTAAATCTGTAACTCCCGACCACGGTAGAGGGTTAAAGATTAGAAGTAGAAAAAAATAATAATAATTTTAAAAAAAAACAAAAATGAGTGTATCAAATATACCCGGTTTTGACTTACAACCAAGTGCTCAAAGAGTACCTGTAAGGTCTAACTACATTACAAACTTCGATTTCTTAAATCAGTATCTTCCTGATACTTACGAAAAAGAATTCGAAAGATATGGTAACAGAACTATCTCTTCTTTCTTAAGAATGGTTGGTGCTGAAATGCCATCTAACTCTGACCTTATCAAATGGGCAGAACAAGGACGTTTACATACTAAGTATACAAACTGTACAACTGCAGTAGCAGTAGGAGTAGATGTTGCTGATTTTGCTATCGCTGATGTTTTAAACCCGGCTTTCGTAAATGAAGCTTCAGGTTCTATTGCTATTCGTGTTGGTCAAACAATTATGATTACTAAGAACAATGGTGGAGGTAGTGTTAAAGCTATCGTAACTTCAGTAGACTATGCTACAAGAGTTGTATCAGTTGCATTTTACAATGCAGGTGGATTAACAACTGTTGCAGGAGATGTTTATTCTATGTTTATCTATGGTTCTGAATTCAGAAAAGGTACAGACGGAATGGCAGGTTCTTTAGAAGCTGATGATTTCATCTTCGAAAATTCTCCTATCATCATCAAAGATAAGTATGCAGTATCAGGTTCTGATATGGCACAAATCGGATGGGTAGAAGTAACTACTGAAAATGGAGCAAACGGATACCTATGGTACTTGAAGTCTGAGCACGAAACAAGATTACGTTTTGATGACTATTTAGAGACTGCAATGATTGAAGCAGTACCTGCAGCAGTAGGTTCAGGAGCAATCGCTACTACAGGTGATGTAGGTAACAAAGGTTCTGAAGGTATTTTCTACGTTGTAGAGAACAGAGGAAACGTATGGGGAGCAGGTAATCCAACAACTCTTGCAGAGTGGGATTCAATTATCTCTAGACTTGATAAGCAAGGTGCTATTGAAGAGAACGTAGTATTTGTTGATAGAGATTTCTCTTTTGACATTGACGATATGTTATCTCAACAATCATCTAATGCAGCAGGTGGAGTTTCTTATGGTCTTTTTGACAATGAGAAAGATATGGCTTTGAACTTAGGTTTCACAGGATTCCGTAGAGGTTATGACTTTTACAAGTCTGATTGGAAATACTTAAATGACCCAACAATGCGTGGTGGTTTACCAACTGCAGCAGGTTCAGGTAGAGTTAATGGACTTTTAGTTCCTGCAGGTTCTACTTCTGTATATGACCAAATCTTAGGGAAGAACGCTAAGAGACCATTCTTGCACGTTAGATATAGAGCTTCAGAAACTGAAGACAGACGTTACAAGACTTGGATTACAGGTTCAGCAGGTGGAGCAGAGACTTCTAGCTTAGATGCTATGGAGGTTCATTTCTTATCGGAAAGAGCAGTATGTACTTTAGGTGCTAACAACTTCTTCTTATTCAACCAATAAGAAGTAAATAATTAAAGGGAGGCAATATATATTCTGATGAGCCTCCCTTTTTTTTTAATATAAATTTTAATCTAATTCTATTATAATGAAAACAAAAAAGAAAGTTTACACGGACAAACAATATCGTTTGACACAGGCAGTAGCACCATTAGCCTTTATGCTACCAACAAGAAACAGTAAGAGATTTCCTTTAATGCACTTCGATGAAGAGACCGGTATCAACCGTTCTTTGAGATATGCAAGTAACCAAAAAAGTCCTTTCGAAGATGAACAAGATGGCAATGCTTTATTGACACCTATTATTTTTGAAGATGGATTTTTGCACGTTGCAAAAGAAAATCAAATACTTCAAGAATTTTTACACTATCACCCTTTACTCGGAATGAAGTTTGCAGAAGTTAACGCAGCTAAAGACGCAGCAGCAGAGGTAGAAGATTTAATGATAGAAGCTGATGCTTTGATAGAAGCTAAGTCATTAAGCTTAGACCAATTAGAAACTGTGTGTAGAGTTTTATTTAATAAAGACACTACTAAAGTTTCAACTGCTGAATTAAAAAGAGATATTTTAGTGTATGCTAAAAACTATCCTTCAGATTTTATGGAAGTTATTAGCGACCCTGAATTAAAAATGCAAGGAACTGTTCAACAGTTTTTTGATAGAGGATTTTTAGCTTTTAGAAAAAGTAATAAAGAAGTTTGGTTTGCTACATCAACAAATAAAACAAAACTACTTAACGTTCCTTATGGACAAAATGGTATGGACTTAGTTGTCTCACATTTAAAGTCTGACGATGGATTAGAGGTATTAAAGTACCTTGAAAGCTTATTATAATATTGTTATCTTTGTAACTTAGTCATCATCAGAGAGGTGGTGTTTTTTACTAAATTAAAATAATTTATTATGAACAAGTATTTATCATTTGCAGTAACAGACTTTGAGCCTGTACAAATTGCAATTAACGGAGGATTAACAGTTGGTGCAGTAACTGCAACTAACATTGCATTACATTCAGCAGATAGTGCGGTTGTATACACGCTAGTAGGAACAGGTTTTACTGTTGCTATGGCTGATTCAATCAACTACGCTTTAGTAGCTGCAGCACAAACTAATTGGATGAAAGCAGTTTCAAAGGTTTCTATTCCAAATGGACAGTTAGTTACTGATGTAACTATCGCTTAATTAACTAATCTTTTTAGATTTATAAGAGACCTCTTCATTTTGAAGAGGTCTTTTTATTTTGTTTATCTTTGTACAAAAGAATACAGATGATAAACTCAGTTAGACAAACGGTAATGTCAGTTCTGAATAAAAATAACTACGGCTATATCTCACCCTCTGACTTTAATTTGTTTGCAAAGCAGGCACAGTTAGATTTATTTGAGAATTATTTTTACTCATACAACTATCAAATATCAAAAGAAAATGCAAGGCAATCAGGAACAGGATATGCTGATATAACAAAAGGACTAGAAGAAGTTATTGATACGTTTTCTGTACAACTTCCTTTACTAAGAGATGGTGGGACAACTTTCCCTGAATCTTTATACTTCCTTCCTTCATTAACAACTACTAATAATGATTATTATATTATTAATAAAAATTTAGTATATAACAAAGTATTGATTTCTAATGCTACTACTACTGCAACAAATGGTGGTGGTACTAGAGTAGAAGATTCATCACAAAATTTTATAGCTTCAGGAGTACAAGTAGGAGATATAGTTTCTACTGTTACAGGAGGTGTTACATACAATACAATCGTTAGTAGCATTATAAATGCTACATCATTATTGGTTAGACCAACTACAGGTGCAATCGTTTGGGATGCAGTAGGTAAAAATTATTATATCTACTCAAGTAAAAATATTAAAGAAGCAGAAAAAGTAACTCATAGTAAAATAACTATGTTAAACAATTCATTACTTACTGCACCAAATTTAACCTATCCTGCATATACACAAAACGGAGATTT